TCCTAAGGAGCCACTCACACATTTGCGGGGGCAGGTTCACTTCCGGTTGGTTGGAGCCCCTGGCTGAGTTCCAGTTTTCGGAGGCGCTCTTCGAGCGTTGGTCTTTCCTCCGGCAGGGACCTTCCCTCTAGGTAAGCCATCACGCTGGGTTTTTCCAGCAGTGACGTTACCATCCGACTGACCGTTAGCCTTGCCTTGTTTAGGCAAGCCTGCAGGTTGTCGAGGTCCCTTCGCACCTTGTTTGGCGCGTCTTGGTAACTCATCCCGAGTGCCACTTCCACCGCGGTTTGAATGCGGTCGGGAAGTTCCTGGATTAGCGCGAGTTTGCTTGGCATCGTTAAGCATTGGTAACGATGCGTCCACGGAGCCTGGCGCGACGCCTTCTTCATCGATCGTATGAGCAACGGTACTCTCTTCGCTGTCATGAGTGATCGGCTCCTCCACATCCTGCATTGAGGCAAAACGCCCAATGAGTTTATCGACTGTGTCTTCGTCGATACCAGTACGGGAGACAAGGATTTGTTTCATCAGATGGGCGTCTTGCGGATGTTGTGGCCATGTTCCATCACAAGTCATCCAATAGGGCTTCTCTTTATTCCGGCTACGCCGGGCATCCCTAACTTCGCGAGTTGAAGCTTTGGGCCCGTATAGTCGTAGTACCATTTTGCAGTAGTCACTAATGAGTGGCGTAAGCGCATCGGTACAGAGGTAGCCTTCGACGCGGTCGCAAGCCGCATCAGCTATGGGTATTGTGGGGTCACGTGTTGTTAAATGCAGTTTTCGCAGAGTGCGCAACGGGTCTTGGATCGTCGTTGGAGTGTTGAGTGGGTCCACAAACACACGGGATAGGAAGCACAAACCCATTTCTGGGTTGTACCTCTCAACCTTAAGTTCGAGTCCGTAACATTTGGCGGCGCGGTTGACTGTTTTCTGGATGGTTGCTCTCGCAAGGCCATCGTCACCGCACTTCGGTCCAATTAGTCCGAACAGGTCCTCAGGTTCTGTGTCGGGGTGCTCAAATTTGAGCGCCGTATATTCGACACAGCCGTTGTACATCGTGTTGTGGAGCGTTGTTGTCGGGCTCCCACTCTTGACACCCATGCCTGGTTCATACCGGAAACCAAAGCGCTTGGCTTTGGCTGGACAGTTGATGATCGTGTCCATGAACGATATTATCTCGTCGCGATATTCGGGGCGAAACGCTTGTACCATCGCCTTTTGGGCAATGTTCCTTTGCATCCACCCTGAAACCCTTCCGTCCAGGTTCGAAAAATCAGTTTCTATGACTTCGGCGTCACAGTCGCTGACGAACTCGCAGACGCCGTCGGCGATCTCGGTTGGGTTTCTGCCTGGATAGTACCAATGTTTGTTGTGATCAGCGTGTAGCACCTCGTCCGAATAGGCCAAGGTGTATCGGGAGATTTTCAATATTAACATTATGTCAGCGAACCCAGAGATAATCCTACTTGACTTCATCCCTGGTTCGTTCTTGTTGAACGATTCAATCAATTTACGGGGTTCGACGCCGATAAGCTCAAAGACGGCGCGGAGCTGGAGCTGTTGTGAGGGCTTGTTCAAACGCTTAATGGTTTCCTCGAATGATAGTGGGTCGAGGTCCTTAAACGGCCCGTTCACTAGCTTCACAAACTCCGACGCGATCTTGGCAATCCTGTCGCTTGGTTTCTTGTCGTTGGCGACAAACGTCACCCTTCTTTCGATTGATTCTGACATGGTCTCCCATCGCTTTATCATCGGCACCATCATACAGTCGCTGACTATAGGCTTGGTGTACTGTCGTGCACTCACTTCGGGCACATCTGCGTCACTGGTGACTGGCCAATGGACGCGTGGCATTGTAGGGCGATAAACTGTAGGCGCCACACTGAGCACGACCTTCTTGCCCGTGTAATATTGGACAATCATGGAAGTGTACAATGGGTCCTTATGTCCCATACCAATAAGCCGTGCATTAACAGACTGTGTTGCACCTAGCCCGGAGAGCATGTCCAACTTTTCTTTTTCGATGGTAATCTGGGCATGCTCACCCTCTCGGCCGATACTCACCAACAAGCGGTTGTCGTCGGTGACGTGCTCAAGTCTGTTCCATCCAGGTTTGTTGTTATCCTGGTATGTAATGCGTTTCAGTTCCCGGGTTTGGATCTCCTTTTCAATCCATTTAAACCTCCAGACGACGTACTGGGGGATGGTATAAACCAGAGCCCTGTCTGGACAGTCGGTCCACGGTCGGCAATGATGGATCTTGTGATAGCCAACCTTCTCTAACCCCAAACACCTCAGGGGTATTCCCAAAAACCACTCTTTCCAACTACTTTTCACACGGCTAGTGATGAACTCACCGGCCTCACACCAGTCCCAGACCGGATGCACCCACGCAGCCCCTCCGCTGACCTTATAATTCACCAAGTTGTTGTTTATGGTGAAAGGTGAATCAGCGTCGAAACCGCTAACCTTCTTCGGATTGAAGGTGTGCAGCACAACCGGCCTCATGTGTTCCAAGAGGACATCGGGTTCAGTGACGTAGTAGTCAACATCAACACCGACGATGTAGGCGTCATCCGCTGGTTTGTCGTTGCGGAAATCTTGCGCCAAATCACCGACGGCGAAATGGAAATGGTTTCGGGCCCCAGTTGTTGAATTTGGGTTGGGGTTGAGTTCAAATTTGGACCCTCCCACCGCCTCGATCGACTCGTTAATTAAACGACGAGCCGCATCTCGGACGGCACCTGAAACAGCGTGCCCGTTATCAGAAGCACGCCTCGGCGTTAC